TCAATAAGTTCTATCTCAGCTTCTGTAAACATTCATCTAGTATAAAGGATAATAGTGCAGCCTGACAAGCCAGGATAAAATCAAAGGTACAAAATATAGTAAGCCAAAAAGCCACACATTTAATACAGCTCAGTGCAGAGTGTATATGTATGGCTATTGGGTACCTGGTGTTATACTTAAATAAGCTATTAAAGGTTGCTTGGAGTGGCTCAAAAGTAACAAACCACCAAGCTAATGGTATCAGGGCTAGTAAAGTCATGGCCCAAATATAGTAATATTATTTAGAATGGCAAATCATCATCTGCATCATCTGGCATTAGTGGTACCTCTGTATGCACTGGCTTTACATAAGGCTCACTGAATGATGCACTAAAGTACTTCATACCTGCCTGTGATGTCTTAAGCCATAGTGCCACCTCCATATCTTTACCGTTTACATTCACCTTACCTTTATAGTCGGGGTGAGTTTCGCTTGTCTTCTTATCATTTTTGAAGATAGCACCTGTGTTGTTTTTAGTTTCCATTGTTAATCATTGTTAAAATTTGTTAATAAATAATTGATAGTAACTACCCACCCCCACACCACAGCAGGGGTAAGTAATATTGTTAGTAGGATAATCATATGATCCTTTCACTAGGCCATACAATCTCCTCCCCACACACCTCTAGTGTGATAGCTTCAGCATACTCTAGGGCTTTCTTAGCCACATAGTTAGGGCTTATCCCTTGTTGGCTTAGCATTAGTGCTTCCATAGCCACTAGTATAGCCTTCTCCTTAAACTCTTCTCTTTGTATCATAATTTTTGTTTAATTTGTCCTGTTGTCATTAATTCTAATATCCTTTCAGCTTCACCATCTTTCAATGGCACATAAAATAAATTGTTATGATAGCTTTCAATGATGTTAATCATTTGCTCTCTCTCAATTTTTTCGGCTTCTCTTGGTAATTTATCAAGCATAGATAAACCTATCGTAAAAGAAATTTTGCCTGTTTTTGTTTCTCTTAATTTTGAGTTAAGTATTATTTGTTTTCTTAACCATTCTACTGCTGTAGTCATAACTGCTGTATTAATTCGTTAAAATATTCCCTACACTGTTCTACCCTCACCTTAATCTGCTCTATCACCTCCTCATCTCTTTGTATTACAAAGGTCTTCACTCTCTTAGCATCAGGGATATGATCAAAGCTGTGCTGTTTTTGCACCTGGTCTCTAAGATCTAAACTCTCCTCCATTAGCCCTAACTTGTAGTGAGCACTCTTTACTTCCTGATCTACTATTGCATGGGGTGTATTGGTTAGGCAGTAGCAGAGTAGTGCCTCTTGCTTATTAGTCAAAAACATATAGCCTTGGAGCTGAAAAAAATACTCTTTATTAGGGCACTCAGTTTCAAACCATGGGAAGGTACTACCACTCCATGAGTTCTTAACATCAATTAGCACCTGGTCTGTAACTACATCCGGTGTACCGGTTAGCCACTCATTTGTGAAGTGCTCCTCGTTTTTGAATAGGAAGCCTTTATCTACTTGCTCCATTACAAAGCTTAGGCACATATCCTCACACTCATTCCCTTTATCAGTATACTTAGAAGTAAATTCCTTTCTAATACCATAAACGTGTGCCAGGGCTAAGCCTTGAATATACGTTTTAGTTGTTTGTGATAGCACCTCCCCTTTAGTTTTGGGGGATGTCATTATCTTACCTATTGAGCTGCATCTAATCTTCATATCATAGGTATTAAAAGCAGTGAATTAATCTGAGTATCATTAAGGTCAAAGCTATCCTTTAACTTCTCTACAGTATACTTCCCATCAGCTATAGCCTTAACAGCCTCAGCAAACCTTTTAGCATCCATCTTGGGCTTAGCAGTTGCTGCTATGTGGCCATCATCATCAGTTGCCTGTAAAGTTAGCAGGCTTTGAATGGTGTACCTACGAAAGTAAGAAATTTGACTACCTTGTTTTTGAGCATCTAAGCTAAGATCTAAAGTCATACAGCTAGAGATACTAAAGCCAGTGTAGATACAAACAATCTGAGTACACACACTACCACCTTCTATAGGCTGCAGTAAAAGTAAATCATGCTGTAAAAGGATAGGTTCAACAGCTTCTAGGATACTATTGATATCTGCATAACTCTTTTTGAAATGTGGGTTAGTAGCGTTCTTGTGTACTTTACCGATTAGTTGTTTAGCTTGGTGAAGCCTCACATAGAAGGGAGCAGGCTGCTGCTCAACCTCCTTAGGCTTTACAGCCTTAGTTGTTGTTTTTTCCATTGGTTAGTTTATTAATTGTTTACAAATATACTAAATTTAATCTAGTTTCACATTATTTTCTAAAATAATTTTTGTTGAGCAGTATGGTTATTAATTCTTTGCATGGCCTTATCAAAGTACTCCTTGTCAAGCTCACAGGCTGTTAAGTTAAATTTGTAATCGTGGCAAGCTATTGCTATTGAGCCACTGCCTAGATGAGTATCAAGTATCTTATCTCCTTCCTTTGCGTATTTATCTAAAATCCATTTGTATAATTGTGGTGGTTTTTGAGTTGGGTGAAATTTTTCATTTTTATTCAAATAAGCCGAATATCTAAATATTTTATTTGCACCACTAAATGAAGTCCAAGCATATTCGCAATCTGAAAAAGATAATCCGTTGGGTATTTCTTTATCCCAAATAATAAATTTATTACATATACCCAAATTAAAATAATTACCCCCCCAAATAATTTGATTTTTAGATACTCTAAATAATTCTTGAAAAAAATAATCTTTAGGTATTTCATTATCCCAATTTTTTGCTTTCCATTTTCTATTTTTTGCTTTTGATGCTTTTGGTGTATTACCTATCCCCATATTCATATTAGCCAAATCAATCCCATAAGGAGGATCTACTATAGCCAAGTCAAAATAGTTATCGGGATAGCGTGCCATTAGCTCCATGTTATCTTCGTTTGTTATTAACATCATTCTATTTTAACATTATTTTCTAAAATAATTTCTCTTAGCTTCTCCCTTACCTCATACATATCCTCCTTATCATTGTACTTATACTCAGCTCGTAACCACTCATCCATCTCAACAAGTGCCATGTAATAGTTGAAGCCATTGGTAGCATAGTTGAAATCATCCTGGTCCTCAGGTAGGTTAAATTCTAGGGTTGCTTTCATATAAAAAAAGGTCTAATTGTTAAAATTCCTACTACAAAGCCAATACTAAATGCTAAAGCAATGTATACTCTTTGCTTAAATGATTTACATTCAATTGTATAGTGGTTCATTGGCAAACATAAAAATGGGTTAATTCCCGCCATCATTACCATACCTAACCATTTTTCATCCATTAAAAATCTAAAACCAGCAATACTATTTGCTTCTAAAACTATTGCAGAAAAAAATACGATTAATAATTTCCACCATTCTACTGATGTCTGTTTCATATCATTTGTTTTTATAGTTCGCCAAAGGTGGCTAATTTTTATAGTTTTGGCTAAAGTTATCATACCACTCCACAAAATCATCAAAGGTCTTACTGATAATATAGATCCCTCCTGCAGCTTCTATCATTAGTTGGTATTCCTTCTGAACCACTGACTGCTTATCCTTACCTATCTTTACTTCTATCTTTACAGATCTCCCATAAATAGTAGCAGATATATCTGCAGATCCTGGAGTTCCTGTTCCCTTGGTCCACTGCCCTGCAGTCTTAGTGCCATCTGTACGATATGACTGCCTAAATACTCCCATTGTATTAATCCTCTCAGCTTGGTGCTTTGAATGGTTAAGGAAGTCAGTGATGCATCTAGTTAGCCCATTAGCTGTAGCATCTGAGTACTTGGTGAAGGGTATGATGTGCCCTGGTGCTGATGGGTACCGATAGCTCATGTACTTCTCTTCGAGCTCATGTAGTCTCTGTTTGTTTTGTTTGTTCATTTTTTTGTTTTAAGTGTTCTGCATATATAAATTGTCTTTTTGGATCATACCAATGCTTTTTGAATACAGGCATCAATAAATCTAATTCTGTTTGTAACAAATTCAATTTGTTCTGTAAGCTGTTCAATAGTTCTGCTTGGTCTAACTCTGGCGCTAAAAGTTCGTATGTATTCTCTAGTTTTGTTATATGATAAACTAGCTTTTTGTATTGATATATTACCTGATCTAATTCGTTTTCTAATCTCAATTTCGCAGCTTTCTTCCTCTCTAAAATATAACCATTCAGTTCTAATAGGTTGCTGATAATTATCTTTTTGTTTTCCATAAGTTAGTTCTATTGTTGGTATTTGATACTGTTTAATTTTTTCTATATCCTTATCATCTTTAGCATGTGTTACATTTACTTCTACTATGCAAAGTATCTCACCATCACTATCTAAAAATAAGCAATCAGGCCTCATAGTATAATCAGGTATCTTACCTTTTATGTATCTAGCAGCTTCAGCTTCAAGTAACACCTTATCACATATAATTGTTAAATTATATACTTCTACTACTTTGTTCTCTTTTATGTATTTTTGACAGTCTTTGTGAAAAATTATATTTACATCAATATCCTCACCTCTTTTTGTTTTGTAGTGCTTTCTATACTTATCACCATGTGCTACTATTATCTCATATTCTTTATCTTCATACCTAAAATAATATGTAATACCCTTAACAGCATCATCAATATGTATGCTATTACCATCTATATCTTCAGCGTATATCATAATTTAGTTATCTTAAACCATCTACCTGCTGCACTTCTGCCCTTATCAAAATGATACCCTTTGAATTTGCAGTACTCATCTACCATTCTTAAATACTTCTGAGAATTTAGATCAGCATATCCTCCTGTGTAAGTTTGGAAGTCCTGGATAGATACATTGTTATAGTGAACAGTATCCATTGTGATGTTACCCTCTATAGCGTAATCATAAAACTCCTTATTAGTAGCTGAGATTAATCTCTTATGATCTGCATTAATAGCTTTTGACTTAACTAAGCCCATTGATAAAAATTTCTGCAGGTTAGATATCATGTAGTTATCAAAGATTAACCAATCAATTACAGTCCAGCTGTCAAATAATAACCTACCATACTCATCTAATGGATTACGCTGAGCATTAAAGTACTGATTAAATTCTATTTCGTGCCTTCTCCTGTCATGGCTACCACCTGCACCACTTATCACATAGTTGGTAGTTATTACTATCTTAGGTGAGCGTTCAAATGGGATAAAGATTTCGTCTTTGTTTTTTCTGTTTACTGTAATCCCTTCTGAGATTAAACTAAATAGCTGCTCAAAATCAAAGTTCTTTTTTACATCATCAAAAGCCAGGATCTGACTATCTAAGTTTACCCTCTGATAAACAAAATCAGACTTTTGAGGGTTGAATGCTTTACCATCTATTTTGACTATATTTCTAATCTTACCTATAGCAGTTAGCACTAAGCTCTTACCACTACCTCCATTAGGATTATCATCTATCTCCTGATCATTAAAAATAATTGCTTTCTGATCTGTTTTATCTTTGTAAGTATGAAGGAGATAACCTAGAGTAGTCTCTAATGCATCCACCCTTGTATCCTGCTCAGCAGAAACCTTAGCTACAAAGTTCTTAAAATCATTCTCTATTGTTTTGGTAGGCTTGTAATCTCTATCAATAATTTGCCTATCCCAAATGTAGCCATCTATATCAATGTAGGGCACTATATCTATCTTATCCTTAGTAATCTTTACCACTCCATTACGATAAGGGATAAAGCTCACATCTTTAGTATCCTGTAGCATCATTAGACTAATGGGCTCTAGCATAGATAAGTGGCCATCTGTAAATAGGTAGGGTGATTTACTGCAGTAGTTCCATACATCCACCTGCTTTTGCTTCATAAGATAAGCTAGGACAAAATCTTTAACCTGGTCCACTGAGGATAGATTAACTTTGTTTTCTATTACCCTTACAAAAGTAGGTTTCTCTGAACGTTCAGGATAATACTTATTAAAGCCATACTTGTATAAGAAATCTCTATACTTCATAGGATCTACACTAACAGCTTTCTTATCACTAATAGCCCAAAATACATCCTCACTATTAGCTACATCTTTTTTAACATCTTCTACCACATCAGACTTAATGTCTAATTGCTTTGATATATCCCCTGGTGAAATACCCTCTTTTAGTTTTGACTTTACCTTTAAGATAGTATCCTTATCCTCAAAGTACTTGGTGCCTTTATCAGCTCTTTTGTATGCAGATCCTACGCAAGTATTAATTTCTATTTGAGTAAAGGTCTTATCACTATACTGATGCAGATAAAGCTTAGCAGTATTTTCACTTATCCCATACTCACAAAAACAGCTAGCTACTTTGAATACCCAATTATTCCTACCATTAGATATATCTCCATGATTAAACTTCATTATGTTTTCAATGATAGTGCTCTCATTAGTCATAGGTAGCACTGGCACCCTATCAAAAGAGCTATGCCCTTTCTCCTCTTCTATAAGAGTAAACACCTCAGCATCTAAATTAATATAAGCAGTAGGATCGTAGGACTCAAAACATACTCTACTAACATTGCAGGAGCTTGCATCAAAGTAGTCACTATCAATATACTCCTGAAATGCTTTGAACCTTCTCTTATGCGTGAATTTATCAGATGGTGGTATCTTAATCACGCACTTTAAGCCTTTGCCTGATGGTGATATGAATATCATAAACACATTGGTACATTCTATTAGCCTATCCTTCTCAGCTTTCATTACCTTACTACTAGGATAATCATCAAAGTCTAAGATGCATAGCCCTGAGTGCTCAATAAGGCCATTATCATTACGTTCATTAAAGGTACCATTAAACATGATAGCTCTGAGGCTGTTTTTAAGGCTACTGTAAGCAGGATCATCCTCCTTCATAGCTCTAAGGGCAGTAATCTTATCAATAAGCTCAGGGTAGCCCTCTTTTATCCTATTGTAAACATCTACTACCTCTTGAATGTAAGGAGTTTCTTTAGAATTGAATAAGGACTTGAATACAGATATCTTCATGGTTAGTTAGTTGGGGTGTAAATATAATCATTAATTTGATATGACAAGTCTATGACGCAAAATGACGCAAATTTACTGCACTTGTCATAGCTGATAAGTATAGTGGGCTTATGTATTAGAGCTTTATGACGCAAATGACGCAAAATAAAATAAAAAAAAACTTCAAAAAAACAAAAATCTTTCCAGCCTCCCCTAATAAGAGAAGTTGTCATAGCGTCATTGCTTAGTAGTAATTGCATCTGATTTGATCTTTAAGTTTCTCTAATTTCTCCAGGCTTACACATTCTAATACTCTCTGCTTTAATGGCTTATAGTATTGTGGTAGGACAAACTGCTCTCTTAATTCTAAGGTATGCAGCATATAAGCACTATCCTTGTATTTCATGTAGATGTCATGCTTATTGATACCATTGATAATAGATGCATGAGTTTTACCAAATAATCTACCAATCTGAGACAAGGTCATTCCATCTCTTTTTAGCACTTTATACAGGTAATACCTCCGATAAATCAGATGCATATACCTGCTCTTTTGTTTTAGATCATACTTGTCTATGATAGCCTGTATCTCTTCTAGTCTAGTCATGTTAGTAGCTTAGGGTTAACTGATTTAAATAGCTCACTTTGACTATCTACCAATCCCACTGCATTGATATAATCTATCTCTACTTTAGCACTGGCTATGATAGTAGCACTCAGCTGAGCTATTGCCTTAGCCTTGTCTACTTCCTGCTGTACTTTCTCATTACTCATATCTTCATCAGCTAATCTTTCAAGTGCCATAAAGATGTGATCTCTTAAATCACTTAGTTTGTTGTTTGCCATTTGTTTTACGTTTTAGTTTACTGGTTAATTTCATTACTTCCTGCAGCTCAGCAGGATATCTTTGTATTGTGTTACGTGCCATGTTTTCTCTTCTGCTTATTACTTGTAAATTGTTAAGCTCGCAGTTTAGATAATTGCCATCTAAAAATATTACTACAGATCCTGGAGGTATCTCCCCATTTGCCTGAGTCCATACGTACCTTTGCAGTAGCTCCCATTGGCAGTCTTTAATTTTGATATATTGATACAGTCTACCTGATTTATCAGCTCTTATATTAATAGTCCCATTAGGCTTAGTGTTATGAGGCTTATTGCCTTTCTTAAACATTGTGGGTGCTACCTTCTCATATATCTTTGCACTTATCTGCTTACCTTTATTGTGAGGGGTGTGCCCTGGCTTAAACTGATTAGCTACAGATGGCTCTATGATCCTCCCACTTTCAGGTGTAAGCATATACTCAGCTGATTTCTTTACGTTGGCAGCCCATGCAGTATTGTATACTTTGGTTATGGATACCCCTAGAAGCTCAGCTATGTACTTACTGCTGTGGTTAGGGTAAAGATCTATGATCTGCTGTTTTATCATAACGTCTCTACCTTAAGTATTAATCTAGGCCACATGGCCATTAGTTGTAAAGCGTGCTCTTTGTCTAGTGCCTCTAAGATCCTGGTGCCTACCATTTTCTTACCACTTTCAAAATAGTTGTAGGTTACTTTATAGCGTTTCATTTGTCTTGTTTTATTTCGTTAAAGTCTTGCTCTGATAGATAGTCAAGGTACAGCTCCAGGTTGAAGCTTCCACCTTTGTCATCTATTGAGCTCTGTTCTCGCCACCATTGCATCTTTCGCTTAAGGCTAAAAGTTGTGGGAGTAAATGTGTTTTCGTTAGTTTCCATTTAGATACATTCAGGATTGTTATAGGCCCACTCTTCTACAAGTTGGGTTGTCTCTTCTAGCTCTCTGCTAGTTAAGGGTGTGAAGATTAGGTAATTTTTAGCTCTTTGGTAGCTATCTACTAGCAGTGCCTCATAGACACCTTCCTCCACAAAGTAACATCTGTACTCAGCTGTATAAATAATACCTCCATCTTCAGAGGCCCACCATACATTAATGTAGCCTTTTTTTATGTAGTCTATTTCGTAGCTCATAGTGCACAGGATAAATAAATTGCTGCTAAAAAGAGTGTCAAGGCTGCTAAGCCCTGGATAAAATCAATAGTTCTCATCTAGTCCAAGTTTTTCGATTAATACTAATACAGTTGCATACTTAGTTTGTAGTCTTTGAGCTGCAGGATCTGTATGTCCGAATGCTCCTACCATTTCATTGTACTCATCTCTCAACTCTATTGAATAGAGGAGAATAGTAGCTTTCATTTGTTCTGTTGTCATTGGTTAGTTTTAATTGGTTATGGACAAATATACGTACTTACAATGAATTGTTTACAATTATACGTTATCAATAATCATTCTAAATAAGGAATGTAAGGGAATAGCCTGAATTTATACATGAGAAGTAAGGGAATAACCTTAAATATACTTGACAAAAAGGGGTTAATATGTTAGCTATATTATACATTATTCTGCTATTCTAGCTATTATGTTAGTTATTACCAACCTTATAGTGGAAAATTCTCATCACTAAACCTACTCAGTTTATTGTGCAAAAAACTTGACAAAAAAACCCCCCTGCAAAACTAACCAAAGATACAGAGGGGCTTAATAGTTCGTCTAATACGAGAACCGTTACAAATATATGTATTTTTTTACAAATTAAACTTATGACTATCAATATATTTTGTGACTAATCTGTCACCTGTAGTGGCCCTCACTAATTTTATAGTAAGTATCCTACCACCTAATGGCTTAATGGGAGCTCCACGTTCAACGTGCCACCCTTGAGAACCATCTCCATACTCTTCTTTATAGGTGCCTGTTAGCATTAGGTGTAATTGCTTTTGCTTAAGTACATATCCTCCTACGCTATGATGATCTATAGTATCTCTGACATCGTTTCTGCAGCTGTTTTCGTGTATGTGGCCCATTGTGAATACATCAAAGTTCTCATAAGTCTCTAAAGCCCTAGTTAAATTGATGGCACCTTTAGTCACTATACCACCACCACCTGATCCATGGAAGTACTTAATCTTTGTTGAGTATTTAGATCCCCATCCTGATGCCTGCTTAATAACAAACCACCCACCATAGCCACCTGTTTGTATATTAGATCCTGCTTTATAGTTAAGAAGGTCCACAAATCTCTGCAGGATGTCAGTCTCTTGAAATTTAATTATAGCAGTTTCGTGATTACCGTATCCTACTAGCTTAATGATGTGAGCATAGGGCATAAACCAATCTACAGCTGTCTCAACAATACTATCTAAGTACTTTGCATTATTGTGCTCAGGTCTTATATCTGATTTGTTACGCCTGTTATCCCCTCTACCTTGCATAAGACAAAACATATCACCGTTAATCATCACAGGTATATCCTCTTCCAAACAATAGTCTAGGTGTCTCTTAAGCATATCTCTATCACAATGAGGGTTATCCCAGTGCAAATCTGATAGCATAGCAATACGAGCATAAAGATTATCAATGATAAGCTCATGCACATTCTTAGAATGTTTAATCATAAATAAAGTTTTAGTAATAGTCTAGTAACGAAAGACAGGAGTACTCCTATAATAAAGCCCCATACTAGAAGCATCCAATTAGTTTTTGCTTTTTGCTTTTTTTCAGTTTTGTAGATGTACTTATACTTAAGCACATCCTGTTTTAGTATCTGAGTTTTGTACCTATATTCTATCTTAGTTTGCCACCTGGTCTTAGGCACATAGACATTCTTAAAATTGATGATAGTATCCTTAGTAGTTATTATCTTTTCGTATCTAATCGTATCATTTACCACCACTGGTATGCTATCTACTGAGATAATTCTAATAGTATCACTATCCTGCACTAACTCTAACCCATACTTAAGTGCCTTCTTATAGTGGTATTGTGCTTTCTTAGCGTCTGAACAACCAAATAGTAGGGATAGTATCAGAATAGGTAGTAAGTGTCTCATAAGCTCTCTAACATTGTTATCATTCTAGGACAGGGATAGATATCACTCTTATCCTTCCTTACTGAATTGTGGGTAAATATACCACTTTCTCCTATTAAAGCACGTTTGTCAATATCAAAGATGGTAGCAAAGTAATCTTTAGGTATCTTATATGTGTCACAAAGGTAGACTAAAAGCTGTCTAGTGCTTTCTATTTGTGCATCTGTATATTTTTGCCAATAGATATGACCTTTGTATTTAGCATCTAAAATAGTTATATCAGTATAGTCTACTTTACCACCTACATAGTTATAGTAATAACCGTTCTTTTTAGTCAATGGGCCATAGTTGCATATCTCTATACCTATACTAATCTTATCTAAGCTCTTGTATGATACTCCTGCCTCAGTAAATACTTCCTGCTTTAAGCCTAGGTGATAAGCCCAATTTTTAGAGCTGAAGCATTGCACGATTGTACCTCTTGCACCAATGATAAAAGCAGTGGCTACCTTGCCTACCTTATTGTTAAAGTATTTAGCTACAGCTACAGCATCAGGGCCACCTGCAGTATGATGCAAATAGATCTGTTTCTTATCAGTAAGCTCATCTATGTATTGATCCTTAGATAGACGGTGTTGTACTATCTTTGTTATATCTAACTCCATCTATGTCTTGTTTAATTTCTTTAGAACGCTGTAGTAAATTCTTAAAAGCTGACCATATATCTATGCCTTTTACAGCCTTGTAATTTTCTGAGATTGATATAACTTCTATACTACAAAGCACTAGGGATAGTATCTTAGTTAGCATTAAAGGCACACTAAAAAATGTTAAAATAATATCATTAAGGATATAGTAATCTATCAGGTAGAAGCCAATCACAGCCACTTCATATAAAAACAACTTAGATACTATAGCACTAAGTCCTCTTGATGTGATTGGGATGCCTAACTTCTTAGCCTTCCAAATACCTGTAATAGTATCGACTAAGATAGCAAAACCAATTAAAAATAATATACCTGAGATTGGTAAAAAGAATGCTGATACCACTGCTAAAAGTTGAATTATGTATTTTTGAATTGAGGATAAAAGAATAACTAACTGTACTTTCATTAGAGTATTAAGATAGAGTTATTGTATCCGTTCTCTCTAAATGTACCACAGGTGCCTAGGCAAGTTGTTTGCCATTGGTTAATGCAGCTGCAGTTATTGAACATTGGCCTAAGATCAGTATCCTGGTTAGTGGTAGATATAAACTGAGGAAATAAATTTCTATTAACTAACAGCCATCTAATAAGTCTCTGCTCAAAAAAGCTAGCTTTCTGTGCATAGTGCTCCATACCAAAGGCTACTTCATTTCTAGATACACTAGCTGAGTAGTCACCTGATTGTGTTTGAAGCCCTTTGTTTTTAAGTTGGTAAGTCAAACCGAAAACAGCATCTTCAGCAGATCTCCAAGCTATCACAGGTTGAATAAACTCAACTAGATTTATCTCATCAGGGTTAAGTGCTGTGGCATTATATTGAGTTAAAAGATAGTTGTAAAAAGTAGTGCCTAAAATTGGCTGCACCCTAAGAGCTGCCTGAGTAGCTATGTATGGTGTTACATCTGTTACATCTACATTCGCTGTAATAGGTGTATTAACTTTAAGATAAGTTTCAGTGATAAAGTATAGCATTAGACAGTAGGTGTTATTGTTGGGGTTGTTTCAATGGCAGGTAAATCAGCTAGAGCTCGTATTTCATTAGGTGTCATATTATCTAAAATTTTCTGAGCTACCGTAGGATGCATAGCACTTATTAAATTGTTTATTCTAGAAGCATCACCCTCTAGCTCTACAATAGACTCATCTATTACCTGAAAGTTATTAATAGTGAAATCTGCAGGTATCTTAGATATTGTTAATAACTCGTTGAAAATATGCTCAACACAGTTCCTAAGTTCCATTACTAC